CGTTCGATGATTGCGGCTTCTATAACGGATTCAGTCAGCATCAGTAGTCACCCATAGCATCACCCAAATAAACCACGGACATTCCGAGGCCATCAGGAATAATGGATAAAATTTCACGGCGCTCCATACGGACGATGACGCTCCAGTCGGGGTCCAGTTGCCCGGCGACAACAGACGACATCGAAAGTGTGTATGACGCTTGTGTGTTGCCGGGGAGTAAGAGCTGGGCGTTTGGATCAACCGTGTCAACGACAGCAGTTGCCGGAACGCTGGTGGCCCCGAATTCGAGCGTGACTGGTTCGCCGAAGTCAGTTTGATAGTTGCTTTGTATTTCAGATCCGGTGATCATTAGCGGTTTAGCATGATGTCAACGGTGGTAGTAGCGGCACCGGCTGCAGTTTGGGCATAACCACACAGGGTGTTACTAGTGGTGGTGACGGTCAGACGCTTGTTGGTGTTGTCCCAATAGAGCAAAGCGCCTTGAGCGACAACATCTGTTGACAGTTTTGGCAGGGTGAAAACTCCTTCCATTGCCAGTGTGCCGATCGCCCCGTTGGCGATATCAGCCGTTGCTATTCCGACACGCAAGCCAACCAGTACACCAGTGCCTGATGTGATGGTACTGCCGCTGCCGTTGGTATAAGTGAGACGGTCGCCGTCTTGTACGTAGTTTTTCATAATAGATTCTCCTTATAAATAGTGGTTAGATTCGGTTTATGGTTCAAGGTTTAAGGTTTAAACCACGAACCAAGAACCTTGAACCTTGAACAGTTAATTTTTACGCGCCAGCATTCTTCAGCAGGCTCTTCCAGTCAATCGCTTTGGCGCCGGCGTCAATGCGAACTTTGTATTCCACGCCGTCAACATTCCAACCCTGCTTGGTTTCCATGTAAGGGGTCTGATTGCCGTTGAGGAAATAGACGTTGACGGTTTTGCCTTTTGCTCCGGCCAGGTAGTATGCCGTGGCGGAGTCGTCGAAGAGACGTGGTTCAAAGACCAGTTCGACCAGTCCGGCATAGATGTTGACCTGGTTCGGGATGGCCTGAGTGCCGATGACGCTGGAGCCGAAGAAGGTTTGAGCTGCCTGGGCAAGTGCCGGTGAAGTGATGAGGAATTTCGGGGCGATGTTGAGACGCCGCTTTCCGCCGATGTCTTTCTGCAGCGCCATCAGCTTTATTGCCTCTGCCATGGTGGTGGTGCCGATAACACCGGAGGTGCCGAGGTTGCCATGGTTAGCGTGGAACAGTGCGGTACCGTCACCCATGGCGCTGTTGGCGGTAAGTACGGCATAGGCGAGATCACCCACTTTGCGACCGGCTGCTTCGCCGTGTGCGGCGGGGGTGTCGGTCAGTGCGCCGAGGTCGTCGTTAATGATGGCCTGACGGGAGATGTTGAACAGCTTGCCATAGGTGGCGATGCTATACTGCTCTTGAGCTTCAGCCCTGGAACCGTACTTGTATTCATCGTCTTCACGGATCTGATCGAGATCGGCGGTTTCTCCGGCACGGACCACGGTGTTGGTTTTGAAGTCGGAGGTCTGACCGACGCCGCACCATTTCTGCCATGTTTCGGAGGCTGCTTCATAACCGGCGAAGAGGCTCTTGTTGGCAATGTTGGCGAGGATCAGCGGAAAATCGCTGGTGGTGAGCGCACGACCAACCATCTGCATCGGATCGCCAACGTTCGACTGACCGGCAACACGGAGGGATTCACGGGCCATTTCACGAAGGCTGAAGCCGCGCAGGTCTAATGCCCCGGCGGCTGGTTTTTCGATCTTGTGACTAGCGCGGAGCAGCATGGAATCTTCAGCTGCGGCTCTGAATTTGTCACGTGCGTCAGCTCCAATGGTAATAGAGGGTTGAAACCCAGGCTGTACGGCTTGTGACCTCTCGACAACACCGTCCAAAATCTCTTTGCGGACATGCTCGATGGTGATGCCCGGCTTCAGGTAGGCGGAACGTTTTTCCGGGGCGATATCGTGACGGTCACACAGGGTGGTGATGTCGGTGGTGCGGGCGTGCTCCTGGGCAATCGCTTCGGTGCGGATCTCATCTTCGCTGCGGACTACGGTCTGCGTCGGGACTGGTGCGGCTGGTGCGGCCTCAGTCCTGACTTGCAATGTTGCCATGAAGCGGTTTGCTTCATCCTCTGTCGCATCCTTCGGAAGGCCACGACTTTCCAGAAACAGTCTTAATGCTTTGTCCATATTGTGCTCCTTTTGTTGTTTTTCGGGCGGGGTGGCCGACCGGGCTTTTGCTGTTTCATCTGCCCCGATGGGGCAAACACTCATTTCTTTTGGTAACCATTTGGTAACAACCCGGATTGGGCCGGTAAATGTTTTGCTGCCGACGGTCTGGGTCTGGCCGTCCGGCACGTAGGTTGATTCGAGGTCACGTCTGCCGACAGAGTAGTCAGTGAGGTGTCCTTCAACGGTTTTTGTCCAGGGGCCTTCGGCTTCGGGGACGCTGGAATAAATCGCCCGGCCAATGAGCAAATCCCCTTCAACTCGCATGTTGCGATATGAGCCGATGACGGCGGCGGTGCTGTAACGGCTGTGGGTATCAAGCAGCGGCATCTGACCATTGCCGGGGATCTGGCAGCCGGACATGAGCAATACTGTCGGGACGTATTCCCATCGGTCATAATCCATTTCGGTGACCGGATTTTCACTGGCTCCGATGACTTCGACGGAGCGGGCCGGTTTATCGAGGGTTGACGGGGTGCCGTCGGAGTTGATACGCAGGGCGAGGCTGCGATAGTTCAATTCCGGTTTGCCTGCCGGAGCGTCGTCGCGGTGGCGGGTGTGGTTGAAATTGGTTTTCATGTGTCGATATCCTCCAGGAACAGCAGTTCGTCTCTGATCAGTTCACGGATGTTTCTGTTTTCACCGGCACCGAGTGCGGCGGGATTGCTGGCAAGGGCGGTCGAGACCATTTCCAGGGTGAGGCCGCGTTCGTCGGCCATTTCTTTGGCTTCGGCCAGTTCGTCGTAGACTTCTTCCAGATCGCGGCCACGTTTGGCGACGATCTCTTGCGGCGAGCGGATACCGGCTCCCATGTCGTCACGGTTGGCTTTGCTTTCGCGCAGCGGATCGACCGGCTCCATGCCGGGGGAGATGTAGATGCCGCGATAGTAGGTGCGCGGGTTGTTGATGAAGTTGCCGGGGAGGTCGAGCTTTCCGGAGATATACGCCCAGTAGATTGCTTCCTCTATCAGCGGCTTGGTGAAGTGGGTGACGTGGCGGAACTGAGGGTAGGCGAACATCTTGACCAGATCCTGCCGCTCCATACGCATGGTGGTGAAACTCCCCTGGCTGTAGTCGCCGGAGAGCAGGGTATATGAGGTGTTGGTGGAGATGGCGACCACGCGCAGAATAAAACGGGTGAACGGGTCGAAGGTGTCGCCGGTCGGGTTGTTTTGCGCAAAGGTAATTTTCTCCCCAGGGCGCAGATATTCGATGATGGCGTTTTCCAGCTCTTCCAGTTTTTGACCGTTGTCAGTGAGCGTGCGTCCGGCCTGAAATCCGGCCATGTCCGGGGTTTCAATCAGGGCGAGGTATTTCGCGGCCAGTTTTGCGGTGTCGATGGTGGCTCCGAGGTAGTCGTCCAGATCCCGCGCAATGAGTACGGCAGTAACAAAGGGAGACACACCGGCCATCTGACCGGGGCGTTTGGTTTCAAAGTGGTTGAGTACCGATTCAGCAGGAATGCGCACGGCTTTGCTGCTGCTGGAGATACCGTACTGGCTGAACAGCGCAGGCGGCTGGAGATGATAGGCGATGATGCGACCGGTTATGGGGTCGTACTCTTTGCCCTGGTCAACTTCATTGCCTGCTGCCACCTGGGTGTAATTGGTGGTGAGCCAGTCGATTTCATAGGGCATCAGGGCAAAAGGGATATAGCGCTTTTTGTCTTTGAGGTGCGTTTTGACAAAGAGGAATTCGCCGACTTCGACATCCTGTGATTTAGCCAGGCGTTCGAGTTCGCCGAAGTGCATGCGCCCCGAGGCGTCGGCTTCGTCCATCCACCAGGAGACGGCATCTTCGACATTCTGGCAGAGCTGGCGATCAAAGCGGCTTTGACCTTTAGTGCCCGGCTTCCATTTTTTGTTGCGGATACGGGATTGAAAGTTGGTACCGACGCCGACGGTAAAATCAACCTGGACATTGACAGCACGGGCAAAGTGAGGGCAATCACGCACCAGCTGGCGGACGCGGTTTCTCAGGTTGTATGAGGAGGCCCGAATGATGGTGTTGACATCCTGGTTGACCGGCATCCAGTCGGCGGTACTTCGGCTTGGTTTGGCGGCGGCGTACATGCGCTCTTGCATGGTACGGGCTTTTTCGATCATGGTGCGATCGGCGATACGGTTCAGTTCTGCCCGTGGGGCGAAGAGGCCGATGGTGCGATCAATACCGATACCTATGGACTGGATGAAGGACATTAGCCGCGACCTCCGTTTTTGGCGTAGGTGCGGGCTGTGGGAGCGATGAAGGTGGTGGCGGATATGCCGGAGGCTTCGGCGTGTGCCTGTTTCTGGACGTATTCAAGCCCGGCACGGAATTCTGCTTCGGTACGGTAGCGGAGCTGGCGGGAACTGGCACCGGTGTTGATGGTGTATTCGGCAACGGTGAGCTGTCCGCCATAAAATGCGGCGGCAGCGTCGAGCATTGTCACATAAAGCGCCTGCCAGGTTGTGAAGGTTACCGCCATAAAAAAACCCCCGTGATGAATGACGCCATCATAGGGGCTGTTTTTTGGGCATTTAGAACTTTTGGGTAATTTTTGGGTGACTTCTGGGTAACTTTTGGGTATTTTTTAGGGTTGACTCGGTATTTAATCTACAAACTGAAGAGGCCCCTACTCCAATCATTTAATGCTGATTTACTGCTGATTAATTGACCGTTCTTTTTCACTGGAAAATCATCATAGTCACTCATCCATTTTCTTACGACATGCTCTTCACGGCGTAAAAAGTAGCATATCGCTTTCATACCAACCAGTATATCTGCTGTTTCTATAACTTCCGTCTTTTTACCCGCCATCTACCACCTCCGTGTTTTTTGTTTTTTCGCTATCGGTTTTTCTTCGATAATTACTGAATTGGGAGCCGACCAGAACTTGACCTGGGCAATTTCGCACAGGGCCAGTTCGTAACATCCGCAGTCCCAGAGATGATTTGCCCGTTTGGTTGGGTTCTCCCAGTTAATGCCGTTGAGGGTTTCAGCGCACATTTGTGTTGCAAAAGGGCGCAGATATTCTTTGCCCAGGCTGAAAGGGTGCCCCATTTTAATATCTTCTTCGCGTAAGCCGCTGTGCAGATGCCAGGCACCGGGATCAGACGGTTCAATCATCAGTTTTGATGCCAGGCGATTTTTAAAAATACGCGTGTTGAGGTTGTGAAGAGCGACAATTCCGGGCATCGGCTTGTTGGTACCGGGCATTTTATCGAGGTTCGTTTTGGTATATATCTGCTGCATACGCGCATTACCTTTGAAGGGAATGACGCCTGGATTTTTGAGACAGAAAAGATAACATTCTGCTGTACGGGACATATCGGAATATGCTTCTGATTCGCCACCTCCGGAGTCAATAGCCCAGAGGTTGGGACGGTACGAATTTCCGGCGGTGTCCTTGAATTCTGATTTAAAAAAGACGCGTTCGAGCGCTTCCCAGCTATCAACATAGCCATGTCGCAACAGCCAGCTTTCCTGCTCGATACCAAAACCCCAGGCAGTAATCTTGTACCAGAAGCCCCGTTTCTGCATATCAGCAACGGCAGTGATCGCGGCGATCGGCGAAGCCGGGAGCTGACCTTCGATACGTTCATCACAGAGCCGAAGGATATATTCTTCTTTGCGTTCACCGCCTCGTTTGCGACGGTGGTAGATGCCGAGGTATGAGTTATCGCGCTCTTTTTCATCGGATTCCTCGCCGGTGCGGCCTCGCAACATGGCGGCGGCAATTTCGGACAGGGAAATATCCGGGCAGATGAAGCCGGTGATATGAAAACCGACGGATTCGGGACGGAAAACTTCGGCGTCCGGCTGCCACGCGCAGGGAAGACCATCAGCTTTACCGGAAATTGCCAGCTTCACAGCCCGGTTGCGATCAATATCATCCCAGAGGGCCCCGCATGCAATACAGACGTAGCGGGCAGAGCGGGCTGATTTTACGGCTTTTGGATCGGCTTCCGGTTGGCCGACACTGCCGGTAGTGGCACCGGTGGTCAAGGTAAGCTGGCCCGGCCATGTCAGGCGTTCTTCAAGCATCTCCTGAGCTTCCAGACAGTGCGGGCAGACAACTTTGAAACGCATGATCATGTCGCACGATTGCAGTTCACGCCAGACATGGCCGGTCTGTTCTGTCGGCGTCGAACAGATCAGGTTGAGAAAACGGCGGAAGGTCCTGGTTCGTTTTTCCAGCAGTTTGAGCGGGTCTGATTCCTTGCCTGTCAGATCCGGGTTTTTATCTACTTCGTCTCCCCAGGTGAAGTCAGCCGGGAATGATGATATGCGACTGGCAGAGGTTCCCCAGGCGGGGAAGACGACGGTACCGTCACGCAGGACGATCTTGCCGGCGGCGGTATCATCCGGAGAGGCGGACATTTTACGGGCGATCGGCTCACAGGCCTTGTAGATCGGAATCAAACGGGTGGAGGCGAAGTTTTTGGCCAGGACCTCGGATGGAAACATGATGTATTTGGCGTTGCCGCCGGAATAAACAACGTCTTTCAGATGGATGTTGATGCAGCCGTTGGTTTTTCCGCTCTGCTCCGGACCGCAGATAACGAGTTTATGGACATAGGGAAGATCGGCAGTATCCATGATCTCGATCAGGTACGGGGTGATGTCGTTATCCCATTTGCCCTGATGCGCACCGATGGTGACGATGCGGTTTTCGGCAGCGAATTGAGATGTTGAGATGTCCGGTAGAGCCGTGACGATTTCCTGTTCTCCGGACCAGAGATCAAACGGGAGCTCTTCGGCTATGTGCCAGAGAGCATTCATGCGGCGGCTGCCACATCAGCGTTTGTTTCGATTTCAAACGGCAGAAAGCCGCGTGGCCGGGCATAACTGTCGAGGTAGCCGGCCATGTTTTTGTTCCAGAAGTCTTCCAGATCGGATGTGAGTGACAGCAGGTTGACGGAGTCCAGGTCGAGGCCTTGCTGTTGGGCCAGGATGCTGAATTTTTCCATCAGGGTATCGATGGCACGCGGGCCGAGGTTTAACAGATCTCGTTTCAGAAAGGCCAGGCGGGATGAGAGTTCCTGTTCAACAAGCGAGCGCTGGATAAGGCTGCCTTCGCGTTCATCGTTTTGGAGTTTCAGCTTGCGGGCATTTTCTCGCTGGACATCCTCCCGGTAATTGGCAAGGAACGGTTCGGCGTCAGGTTCCGGGCTGGTTGTTGGTCTGAGTCCGGCCGCACGGGCGTAGTAGAGCAGATCAGCGGCTTTGAAGATGCCGTTTTTGCGTGGGACCTTGCCATCAGCTACGTCTTTGTAGAATTTGCTTTTGTTGACGATGAAGCCGCGCTGCAGGAAGGGAAGCGCCTGAGCTGGTTTGGTGAAATATTCGTTTTCACCGGAGGTATCGGCATCGTCACGGGTTTTGCAGTAGGTTGTAAATTCTCGGCTTGCTTTGGCCAACTCGGTTGAAGCGCCTTTTTCACCATTCAGGGCGGCGGTTTTCCATTTGAGCACGGCTTGTGCCAGGGCTTGCTCCATGGAATCGCTTATTTCCGATA